AGAAGGAAACATAGTAAAAAAACTAAAAATAGTAGGAGGATGCCCAGGGAATACAGTGGGAGTTTCTAAACTAGCAGAAAATAGAACAATAGATGAGCTCATTAGTATATTAAAAGGAATACCTTGTGGAAACAAAGGAACATCTTGTCCAGATCAAGTAGCAAAAGCATTAGAAAAATATAAACAGGAATATGGAATGTAAAAGTGCAGTTTGCGAATATAAGAAAAAGATAAATTTGTTACATTAAATCAATCTGAATTCAAAAAAATAAAAAAAATTTGCAATAACTATTGCAAAAATAAAAAAAGTGTGCTAATATTAATAAGTGTTAGCACACAAATAAAACATGCGGATGTGGCGGAATTGGTAGACGCGCTGGTCTTAGGAACCAGTGTCAACGACGTGGGGGTTCGAGTCCCTTCATCCGCACCAGAGTAAGAAAAGAGAGATTCTAAAATCTCTCTTTTTTCTATAATTTAATGCAATTTTAATGCAACCCGATTTTATTTTCTTCAAAATAATTAAGTACTTTATCATCTTCTTGTCCTTCAAACTTATCGAACACACTAGCATATGTATCTAAAGTTGTCTGAATATTTTTGTGTCCTAACCTTTTTTGTAGAACTTTTATATTCATACCTGCTTCAATGCACCTTGTTGCATATGTATGTCTTAACATATGTGGATGAATATTACTTTTAATGCAATTAGTTGCATTAAATTTAGTTAAGAAGCTATGTACCATTCTGGGAGTAATGTTTTGAAAAATAAATTCAGAATTATTTGACTTTGGTATTGCTACAATAATTTCGTTTAGTATGTTATTGAGTGGTATTTGTCTAATAGAATTTTCAGTTTTTGTTTCGTTACCTATGATAACTTGACCGTTTTCGTCTTTAGTTAAACTTTGTTTGACATCAATATAATTATCAGTTATATTAGACCATTTTAATGCTAAAACCTCTCCAACTCGCATACCACTAAATAACATTAACAATATAATAGATTTATATAAGGACGTTTCGTTCGACAATGCCGAAATAAGCTTTTTTTCCTCATCAATGGATAAAGCTTCAACCCTTGATT